ATGCTAATTCGTTTAATGTATCTAATTGCTCGGGTGCACCAGCAACAAGATCAACGCCGATCCATTTCTTTGTTGATCCGTCGTATTTTAAAAAGTTACCATCAATCTTTGCTGAAGACGAATCAACGTCTACTAAATTTTTTAATTTGGATGAACCACCACCTCCGGTATAACTACTAACTTGGTTATTAATAGTACTCTTAAAAGTATTAATCTCTTTACTATTCCTTTGAACAATAGTAGTAAGCTCATCTTTTGCTTTGTCAAAAAGAGGCTCGATTATTTTTTCAACATTAGGTACTTTACCAGCTTCACCTGTGGCTCCGGTGTCACCTTTTACTCCTTGTTCGCCTCTATCACCCTTAGGCCCAACATCTCCTTTATCTCCTTTTTCTCCTTGTATTCCTTGAGCACCTTGGTCACCTTTTAAACCTTGGTCACCCTTATCTCCTTTAACACCGTCTTTACCAGATACGCCTCTATCGCCTTGAAAACCTTGAATGCCTTGTATTCCGATATCACCCTTTTCTCCTTTTTCGCCTGGAAGTCCTTGAATACCCTGTTCACCTTGCAAACCTTGCGGGCCAATACCTCCTTTTTCACCTTGAGGCCCTTGAATACCTTGGTCTCCTTTTTCTCCTTGTATACCCTGTATACCTTGTTCACCCTTTTCTCCTTTTAATCCTTGAGGCCCTTGTTCACCAATAAGTCCATGCTTACCTTGAACACCACGTATACCTTGGTTTCCTTTTACGCCTTGTGGGCCACGATCTCCTTGACTCCCCTTTGGACCTGGTGTTAAAGAAATGTTTTGAGTTTCAAGCTCAAGTTCATTTATTTTTTCTGAAAGAGGTACTAACTTATTATTTAGTTTTTTATAAAGGGCTGTAGAGAAAGCATTATTTAGATTTTCAACATCTGACATGATAGTATTTATTCATCTAAAATTTTAGTCATACTGTTAATCATTTTTAGCTGCGCTTCTTTTATTTCTTGTTCTCTTTCTTCATTTTCAACTACCATTCTTGACTCATCTACATTATCATCAGCTGGTTTTTCTGTAGGTGGTTCTTCTTTAGAAGGCTTAGAATCAAATTCACCAAACTCGTCAGTTTCATCAGGCTCATCTGCAATTTCTTTATCAATTCTTTCAATATCTTCATCTGTCTGACGTAGAATATTATTTCGAACCCATTTTTCAGAGTAATATTTACCAACAAACTCTCCAAGAGTATTTAATGTTTCAATTCTTTCGCGAAGAATCTCAAATTCTTTTAACTCAGAAAAATAATTATCTTCAATGTAATCAATAGAAACTGAATCTTCAATCTGATTCCACTCACTCTGTTTAACAATGCCTTTAAGAATTAATTGTATTCTTAAAGCATCGAGCAATATGAAAGAGAAAGCTTTTCTTAATCGATTTACAAACTTTTGGAATTTAACTTCATCACGAGATACTTCAGTTGCTCTACCAAAAGTGTATTGTGTTTCGGGGTCTAATCTTCCAATCGGTACATTTAGCGCTTTATAAAGTTTTCTTTGGAAGAAAATAACATCATCAATTTGACCAAGATTTTCACCCCCAGGCAATGTAGTAATTTCTGTACCTCTACCGCCTTCTCTACGTGGCATATAGAAATCTTCGAGCATTGACATATGTCTTGTATCATCTTTAATGTCACCAGTGTTTGAATCATACACTAGTTTATTACGATACTTTGCCATTACAGATTGTACATATTCTTCTGCTTTTCCTTTTGGAAGGTTACCTACATCAATATAAAAAATTCTTCTTTCTGGTGCACGAGATAGTCGATAGATAACAAGAGCATCTTCCATCATACGCAATTGATTCACAAGCTTCATTGCTTTGTGTAGATGAGAAATTACTTTTTCGTTTGACGAATCAAATATACCTGATGGACAAGAAATAATTGCATCTGGCGCAATCTTAATACCAGCTGTTTGAGAAGCAGCCGTGCCGCCTCCACCAATTAAAGCGTTACCTTGATTAACACTTTCTTCTGAATAAATGTAATATTCAGCAACGGTTTTTGGAATTTTTATTTTAGTCTTGGGATCAAGAATTTTCTTAATCTCTTTTACTTTTCTTAGGTGTAAAGGATTAATTTGACGCAGCTCGCGAATACCTTTATTCAAACTACCTTCGTCAGTAATTACATGAAAATAAACTCTACCATCAACATACCACTCTCTAAAAATATCTGAACCTTTTCGACTAAACTTATATAGTCTACACACCCTTTCAAACTCTTCTGTCATCTGCTTCTTAATCGCATTAGGCAATTCTAAATCTTGCATATTCAAATCAACAGGTGTTGATGTATCATCAGATACAATTGCGGTATCAACTATATCATTGATTGCCTGTTCACATTCAGGTTGTGCTGCAGACTCTCGATATTTAACAATTAAATCGTGGTCCGAAGATGCGGATGTACCATCGATGTCTACATATTGACCATAATAACCACCGACCGTTACAGCAGTAGCACCTTCTTCGTCTCTTTTGGGTGCAAATGATTTTAGTTTAATATCAAGTTTATCTTCACGAGACCCAACTCTTTTTGTTATATCAGAGCCAAATAAATTTTCATAAGAAATCTTTTCCATAATACTATTTATACAAATAAATGCGGGCCCCTAAAAAGAGACCCGCATTGTAAATAAGTAACTTATTAATTAACTGGTAACGCCAGCCGCTTCCCAATACTGATAAGCAAACTCAACTGTATATTCTTCAATTGTGTCTGTTGTATCGTATGAGAGGTCAATGCCTGCAACATTCACAGGGAATGAACCACGAAGATTAATCGTTTTGATTACTTCTTCTTGGCGATTCAACTGCTCGATAATTAAATCAGACTGATAATCAGCTGGATTTAAAATACCAGTTCCATTACGGTGTTCATTAATTCCGTTAGCCCAACGTTCGAATGAATTTCGAACGGTAAAACCGTCTTCATTAATCACTGTAATAGTCCAGTTTTCGAATGTTCTGTCACCAGCAACTTTTAACTGTCTACCTCTGAAAGGTACATCAATCTGTCCAATAACAGATGATGGTAACTGTGCTGCCTTACATAGGAATGAAGTCAGCTCAGTATTGCCTCCGGCATAGCCAGGGAAATTAATTGTTGCTCTAAAAAGGTTGGGGCGTGCGCCTCCACCTGATAGTTTTGCTTTTAGGTCGTCTACTTTTAAACTCATGTTAGTTTTTCCTTTCTTTTATTTATAAGATTAACCGTTAGATAAACCGGCGACTTCTGAGAAATCAACACCAGTTCTAGTAGCGATGAAGTTCAATGTGATGAAGTTAATAGAACGTGCAGGTTTAATGAAGATATCAGCCACAAATCTATTTGTGTCAATTACTTCTCCTGTATTGTTTGTTCCATCACACACGACTAGGAAATCTGTAATACCGCGTCGGCCTTGAATATCTCTCAAGAACGGCTCTACAGCGTTTCTAAACGTAGCACGGGTGAACTCATCATTCAATTCGAATAATTGGAATTTAGCAGCAGTAGAAATTGCTTTCTCAAGAGTGATAAACAATCTACGTACATTAATTCTATCGAACGCTGATGGTTTTGACTGTGCTGTTTTGTCTCCGAATAACAGAGTGCCTTGACCAGGGAATGATACCACTGGGTTAACACCTGCTTTGTATAATTCGTCTCTATCTACCTTCTTAGGGTTATATGCCAATTTAGTAACTCCTCTTAATCCACCACGATTGAATCCGGCAGGTGAGAAGAATGGTTCAGCAACCGAATCAGTATTTGCACAAAGACCAGCCATGTGACCATTTGCAGGAATGTATCTAAAGATATCATTATACTTATCGTAGATGTATACAGATGTAGAATCAATAACACCATAAGAACCATTAGAACCTCTATCAGTAATATCATTATTAGCAAAATCCAAAACAGCCTTTAATGCTGCAGTTGAGCTTGCTACGCCTCTAGTAGCTGATAGTGGTGGTGATAAGAATGCAACTGCATCTTTTCTCTTATAAGCAACTTCATGCACTTTATTTTGAATAACTGCACCACTTGCGGCAATTTGAGAGAATAGAAGATTTACATCAATTGTTTCTGTATCGCCAAGAATATCAAGAGCTGCAGTAATTTCTCCTACTGTTAATGATGATGGCGATGAACCATTTGCTAATGTATATTTCTTGCTGAATTGATTGCCTGAAGCAAATGGAGAGTCATCAGCTATAATATTAGCATCGAGGCTAGCATTTGTAGCTCCAACGTAATAAACGTACTGTGAAGATTTATTTAATACAGTTGGTAAGAAATTAGCAGAACCATCTGCCTTTTTCGCATCTTTTGTTAAGCTTAATCCTTGATATGTTTCAAGAATTGCATTTGCTTCAGCAGACCAGTTACCAGCTCTATCAACAATAGCAACGTGAACTTCATCAGCATCAGGTGCAATATCAAAAGCATTGACAACTGTTCTTTCTATGGAAGATGAAATTAACGCATCAGCTGATGGAGAAGCATTCTGTTCATCATATTGGTCTTTACCAATAACATAAACATCTAGGCCATTACCTAAATCGCCAGGATATCTAGCAGCAAAGGTTGCTCCAGAAGCAGTAATTGTTTGCTCATCAAAATACGTTTCATTGGGAATGAAGATACCCTGCTTATCAGGTGACTCATCTGAT